AGGAGATGATGGTACTCGCGACAAATTTTGGTATGAAAAATACTTACGGCTCTATAATGAGACCAGCAAAATTTATTTATCGCTACGTCCCCCCATCCAAACAGTCCGGATAGAAAGTGCAATTGACCCCGATGTAGCTGCAATAGAATCATGGACAGACGAACAAATAAAAGCATTTGAAGAATTCAAGAAAACCCTCAATAAAAGTAATTCGGAGTCTTCATGAAAAAATTAATATTATCCACAATTATTTTACTTATGCTAACTACACTAACTGTCTTTAGCATGAACGACGACCTCCTGAACATGTATGAACCTTCCACAAACGAAAATATTGAACCCGATGAAAATGTACCATTAGGTAGTGTACTTATTCGTAATTCAAGTCCGACTTACGACATTATAGCATTATCCAATTACGACGTAACCATCTATACTGAAAATGATTTCATTATCGCAAAAACATCTAGCCGACAATTAGGCAAGGTTTCTGTTGGTTCCGATGCTGTTGACCTATTCAAAAAAGCCATTGATGCGGTACCAGATGGCGGAAGCCTGTACATAGATTCCGGAAAGTATCTTTTGTCTGCAAAACATAAATTTGCTTTAAATCCAGATGGAAGCAACATTTTCTATACATGTTTGCCAATACTTGATAAAAATTCTATGCATATTTATGGTGCAGGTGAAGACAAAACCATAATTCAAATGATGCCTGGTCAAAGAAGCCCGGATCGTCACGTCGCCTTAATGTTAATACGTGCAACGAAAGCATACGATCTTGGCTATGAAAACTTTGAAGTAGCGTATTTAACGTTAGATGGTAATCGAGCAAAACAAACCGATGGTCAGCCACACGACGGCGAAGGCCTGATACTAGTAGGCTCCCTCAGAACCAACGGAAATTACCACAATCTCAAACTACTTAATTCTTGGGGTTCTGGAATATACCTCGGAAACAATGGATCCGGTAGCGGAACAGACGAAATCGTATCCAACACATATTCTGAAAATTGTGGTGCTGAAGCAATCATATTAGATACCTGTCACAATAGTCAGGTTCGCGATTCAGAATCCTGGAATTGTAGAGAAGGCCTTGTATTATACGGCAATGATGACTTTCGGGAACGTTCAAAAGACGGGATTTCTGCATCCAACATCCGAACCGATAGCCAGGTAACCGTCTGGCAAGTAAACGACTTCAACATCACAAACCTTAACATGGACTGCACAAAAACCACGGGATCATACGGATTTATGGTACGAGACGGAACTGGTACCATCAAAGATTCCACACTAAAAAGCAATAAGAACCGTCATGATTCTACAGGTGGCGCAACCTACCTAATCGAACAAGCCCACGTAACCTTCGATAATTGTGTCATTGAAGGCTATTACGGAATTCATGCAATCGGACAATCTTATGCTGAAGTCAAGAATTGTAAGTTGGTTACCACTGGCGGCTGTTATGTTACAGTGGATCCATTCAATCCAGTATCAAGCACCATAAAAGTATCCAATAGCGAGTGTTCTGGAAAAAAGTCAGATATTCAAGCAGGATCGAATCTAATTGAAATTTGATCCATATATTTTTTAATACATTGTTAGGAGGTGACGTATTTGTGGTCCTATATGGACCTTACTCCGATTGCATTGAAAATGCTTTCGAATGGAGGAAATAGCTATGAGTACCCTAAATGGATTTAGTGTGAGTGTCCCTGAGGCACAAGAAGAAACGTCAGATGGCTATGTAATCCTGAAACATGACCAACATTTCAGAATACGACTACATAACAGCCATAAAGACAATGGTATCGGAAAAGCCGCAGATTGTGAAATATACCTGCAAGGAAAATATGTTGGAACCTATAGAATACCATATGGTCAGACAGTTCTATTGGAACATCCCATAAATGACTTCGGAAAATTCACGGCATATCGCAACGGAACACCCGAAGCAGAACAAGCCGAAATTTATTCCAACGATCCTGATAATGGTCTAATAAAAGTTGTCTGGAAACCTGGAACCAAGAAATGTCATTATGAAGTAATTGATCCATATATTGGCACCGGTAATCATTACCCAAGAACCTGGATAGATGCCATAGAAACATATCCAATAACCCGTTATGATACTACATCCGCTGCAATCCCGCTATACTATAATACAACTACTGATGGTGGTCATCATTTCTTTAATGGTTCAACTTCGTGTTGTGCAAAATCACACGCCACAAGATCTTGCAATGACTTAACTGGCGGCGGTATCGGACTATCTGACCACAGTAACCAGAAATTCACTGAAACAGAGCCCCTTGACTACAATGAATGCGATACTACAATATACTTACGGATAGCATTCAGAAACAATGAACATGTTCCTAGACCATTAAAACCCGTATATAAGACAAGTGTTCCAAGGCCACTCAAGTAATGAAATATATTATATTTTTTATTTTTTTTACTACCAAAAACTATAAATACAAATAACAATAATACTTCGTTATGCAAGAAATTAACGTTTCTTCGGAAAAGGACATCATACGGGCATTCAATGCAATAAATCCACGAGACATTATTATGGTGGAAATAGACACGAATAACGAATGTCACTGGCTAGGTATGGTAATAAAATACGGTGATAATTTTGTGCTATCAGAAACTAGTGTATCGGTTCATAACCAACATTTGTGTTACGACACTAAAATCAATGTCACAATCGCCGATCTTTTATATTACATAAACAAAAGCAATTGCAATGATTATAGCAATAGGCAATGTAAATTCTATTTATTAAAAAATCTACTAGAACTCCGAGATTTCTTAGTGGAAAAAACTAACGGCATAACGTTTAAAGCGTAAAGTTTATATACTAGAAAGTCTATAGTATAATATGGCAAAATAAGGATACAACAAACCGAACTCAGAACTTGTTTGGGTTTAAGCAAATACCTCCTCATTTGACTTAAGGTATCCTTATTTTCCTTCCTGTGATCCTTGCGGGGTCATAAAATTCCCTGTACCCTTGAAAAACTCGGATAAGTTCAGCAGGGAAAAGGACTGAAATAAAAGGGTATGAGAATAAAGTCCATATATAACCGTGCTTGGCAGAGAGGTTTACGCGCATGGCTGTAGACCATGTTTTACATCGGTTCGAATCCGATAGCACGGATTGGGCTGAGGCCCATTGAATGTCTGCACGGTGGGAACGTGCTGGGGATGCGGTTGAGTTTCCTAGTCAGAAACACAACGAAGGAATAAATGACGTCGTGGTTTGACACCCACTGTCTACAACCTCCTTCCGGATCTGGTTCAAATCCAGAACATTCAATTTAATAATGAAAAGGAAACATAACATGGAACTCAACAATGAACTTTTAGAAACATTTTACTGGCAAGCAACTAAATCAAATAGATCTATATATAATGTAAATAATATTTTATTTGTTATAAAACACCCAATACTAAGCATGCAACTCATATGGTTCGCGGTGAAAGTTATTGGTATCGCAAGAATAGACGATGGAAGACTACATAAAGCACTAAACTTGGAAGATCTATCATGAAAAAATGCACTAAATGTAAAGTTAAAATTCCGGAGCGAGGACCTGCTATGTGTCCGAGTTGTATAAAAAAGGAACTTGCTGCCAAAAACTATAAATAAACTCAATACTTTTTAGTGATTTCTATGTCCAAAACATATAGAATATATAACACCAATCATAAATTCCCAAAATTTTCTAAATACCGTAAGTATAACCCTTTTTGGTATAACCATGACAGTCCGGAAGTTCGAAGACAATCCAACCAGGACTTTCGATATCGCGAAAAAATCTATTTTAAAAAACATTTAGAACATCTCATTAAAACCAAGGACCGAGGATGGAGAACGTGGTAAAAAAAACACCATATAATTATATTTTAGACGAAATTACCCAATTGGAAGAAATTATTAAAGACCTTCCACCAACAGAAAGAACCCACATGGAAAAGCAGAAAAACAAAATAGCCAAAGAACTATCAAAATTACAGCGGGGAAAATAACAATGACAAAACATGATAAAACAAAGGAAACTGAACAAGAAACCGAACAGAAAGAAAATACTCCAAAACCATCTAGTCCCGACATTAGTGGTCCAGACACAGAACCAAAGCTTCTATTTAAGTTTGAAGACTTTTCGATAAGCGTTTTAAATAACATATACACTATTTCAAAAGAGTATGGCGGCATAAGCGATTCTTGCTATGCTAGAGTAGCGGTTGGCCGCGAAAAGAATTGGACCCTTCTCAATGAAAAAGGCCAAATAATCGACATGGAACCCATCCACGGAAACAGGCCGTTCTTTTGGCAAGGCAGACTATCGCCCGGAACCTATACTTTGAAGACCGGACGCGGAAGCGACACTTCCATTCACAGAATTCCGGGCCGTCATTTTAATGTTGTTTTTTCGGTGTAAACCATGTTCAAAGAAAACATACCAGAACTAGACATGACTGCCGAGGAACTTGCCACCGCCCTCGACGAATTAATAGAAAAAAAATCTAACTTATCACATGCCATCATAGAACTTGATACCAACATATGTTTTATAACATCATTGATTTCTATGAAGTTGTTGGAAAGAAAAAATAAAAAAACTTGTACTTATGAAGGCGGCTGTGGCATCACAACTGAAAGCAACGTTGCCGATCACAATAAAAAGATTCTATCTGACCTAGAATCCGGGAAAATTATTTAGGAAGCCTTGCCATGAAAATTTTTTTAAAATGTCCTGCCTGCCACAAAGAAACAATCGTTTCTGTGGAAAAGCATCTTTCCGGAAAGAAACTCATGGAACACCTAAAAGACTTCCAGGTATGCGTTGACTGTGAAAAGAATGGTCTTGGAAAAATATACCTTAATGTAATAAAATTTGACTGGGAGAACATTCTAGAAACTAGTCAGCCGACATAATATTTTTTCTGTAGAATACACCATTTTTTAATCCTGGCTGTTCTTTGATCCATTCAAGGAATTCTATGCGATTTTTAAATAAAAGACACTCTGAATTAGCATTCATAAAACTACTTACCAAATGCTGTAAATCATAGTCATATCCTATATTGAAACCATCTCCACTATGTAAATTAATTATATTACCATTTTTATTTATTCTATGATAAAATGTTAATTTATATACATTGAATATAACAATACGAGAAACCATTACTATATATTCATATTTATCAAAATTAATAATCTTTAATATGCCATTACTATCTAGTTTATAGGTGTCCATGATTACCTCTGCACGGGAATGGTTCTTGCTTTCCATTCCATGTATTCATATATATTATCAAATACAATGAAATGGGTAATTGCCAATAATGGTTTATATTTCGAACCAAGTATCCTAAACAAATTCTGATAATCACTTAATTCAGTTTGGCATAAGTTTATATGAGAATTTACGATATTCATAGAAGGTATATGATAAAGCACTTTGCTTTGGTTCTCCAGCAGAAAATATGATACCGGTAATCTTTCATCGTTATATTCATCAACCACTACAATAATCTTACTATCAAGGTCATCATTAATTATTGGGAATACGCCATTCACATCAGGCTTTATCATTTTCAACATCCATCACCAAGTTAACATTACGCTTACAAGTATTAATAGTTTTTGGTTGCGCTACCATGAAAAAAACAAAACTTGAAAATCCGCTTCCTGTATTGAAGTCGCCGATCTTAACCCCTAGTGGTGACATTGCTCCCTGGTTACTTGGAGAAAGAGGAGACAATGCAATACAAAAAGCAAAAGCAAGAAGACACTTACTAGACTTTACCTTATACACAAAACCAGATTATTCTGTTAATTGGCACCACAAGATCATATGTGATTACTTGGAACGCTGGGCATTTGGCGACATAAAACGACTTATGATTTTTCTACCGCCCGGTAGCGGTAAGTCTGAATTGGTTTCCAGAAGATTGCCCGCCTGGATCTTTGGCAAGAATCCCGACATTGGTATAATGGCCACAAGTTATTCTGCTTCACTCGCATCCGACATGAATAGAGACGTCCAGCGAATTATAGACGATGACTTATATCGCGAACTTTTCCCAGAAACTTTGCTATCCGGCAAAAACGTAAAAACAATATCAACAACCAGATCATATCAGCGTAATACCGAAAATTTTGAAATTGTAAACCATGTAGGTTATTATAAGTGCGCTGGTGTTGGTGGATCTATCACTGGTAAAAGATTCTTTTATGGTATTATTGATGACCCAATTCGTGGCAGAAAAGACGCAGAATCAGAAACCATCCGAAACGGTATCTATAATTGGTATAAAGACGACTTTTATACTAGACGACTTAATATGGATGCCCGTATATTGATCACGCAAACTAGGTGGCACGAAGATGATCTTTCCGGTCGACTCCTTGCGTTAGCAGCATCAAACCCAAAGGCAGAACAATGGACAGTTTTAAAATTCCCAATGATTGCAGAATATCCACTGGAACCACAAGATCCACGGCAAGTCGGCGAAGCGTTATGGCCCGAACGTTTCGGAAATGCTGAGGAATTGGAAGCTACTAAAATTAGCGCCGGTTCTTATACTTGGGCGTCACTTTACCAACAGCATCCAAGCCCATCAGGTGGTGCCATATTTAATAGGGGCTGGTGGGGAATACCTGGTGACATCGATCCAACCCACAAAAACCAATTCTATATCCAAAAACCAAAAGACCTCGAATCCCATATGGATATCATAATACAATCATGGGATTGCACTTTCAAAGATGCGGAAGACACTGATTATGTCGTCGGTCAAGTATGGGGAAGAAAAAAATCCGACTTCTATTTACTTGATCAGGTTCGTGCCCAAATGGACGTCATTGCCACTATGCAAAGTATTACAACGCTTTCAACAAAATGGCCAACATCTTCCGCAAAACTAATAGAAGATAAAGCAAATGGTCCTGCAATAATAACAATGTTAAAACGGTCTGTACCCGGTCTTATTCCCGTTGAACCACAAGGCGGAAAGGTAGTTAGGGCTCGCGCAATTACACCATACGTGGAAGCCGGTAACGTATGGTTACCTATGCCACAAAACGCCGATTGGATACATGATTTTTTGGAAGAAGTTGCATCGTTCCCGGTTGGAAAAAACGACGACCAGGTTGATAGCATGACACAGGCTTTGTTTTACCTATCAACGTTTACTAATAATGTTTCTATTCCAACAAGGATTCCAAAAAGAGTTATAAGGACTGGTGGCGGCTGGACAGGATAAAACCATTCACAACAATTTCTTTTAACCTTTTAACACGTCCCCAAGTTCTGACATTTCTTCTATAATATAGAAAGTATATTCATATCTACTTCCAATAGAATTAATATAACACTCTGTAAGAATATCTAGAACTGTTTTTCCAGTAAGTCCCCATATGTGTATATCATCGTTGCCTTTACCTATTGTGCCGCCTTTTATTTTATAATCATTGAATGAATGTTTTTGTACAATTCCGTAATAATTTTCATTATATGGTGTATTCACATGGACCAGCACTATTTTATCATCTAGATTTTCCAGGTCATAAATTTTTTCCTGGGGATTCTTGAATGTTATCATTATGTCACCTACTAATTACTATCATTGTCTTCATTAACGTGAAATACTTTATCTGGTTTATTAAATACTTGCATATTATACACCACCAAACAACTCAAAAAGTACTAATACAAACCATACAAATAATAATGCATACGTTGTAATTTTACCGTAATGTGTATCACGTCCATAGTATATAAATTTCACTATTTTTTTTGCTTTATTTGTGTCACATACAAAAAACTTACAAGGACCGCATATAGATGTAATACATAAATAGTTATATAATTCATATTTGGATTTCATGAGGCCGATTTTTGATTTTGATTCAATACATAAATCGTGTCTTGTATAACTACCATCTAAAAAACTGGTTCCATGTATCCAAGCAAATCCCCCTCTTCTAGTATTCATCATTGTTTTACAATATACATTATTATAT